GAGATACATTATAAGATGCTATCTAGTCTATTGCCTAAGAAAAAATCATTTACAAAATATATTAAAAGTAAGAAAGGGGTTAAGTATAATCCTGAATTAATTGATATATTATGTACATACTATGAAGTATCGAAAGATGAAATAAAGTTGTATTTAGAGTTGTTTTTTCGAGATAATGTTCGTATATTAGACTTAATAGCAATCTTGAAGAAGTACGGACGTACTGATAAAGAGATAAAGAAGCTAGTAAAGGTATAACATGAGTAAGATAGAAGACGCAGTAGTACAGAAGATTCAGGATAGAGCTGAAGTAGGTAAGAGTAAGTATGGTGTTACAATGGAGCGTGGAGACTTAACTAATATTGAGTGGCTAATCCATGCGCAAGAAGAAGCTATGGATTTAGCTGTATATTTAGAGAAACTAATAAAATTGTTAAAAAATGGGTAGAATATCATATAGTCAATATTCGCAATACGCGACATGTCCCAAGAGATGGAAGCTTAACTATATAGATAAGCTCGGTACATACTCACAATCTATCTTTACCTTATTTGGTACAGCTATGCACGAGGTATTACAGTCATACTTAACTATTATGTATGAGGACTCAATAGCTGCAGCAGATGCAGAAGATTGGGGCACACATCTTCAAAACTTTATGGCTAAGGAGTATAAGAAGGCTATGGCAATGGGCCAGGAACCTACTTTTACTAATGCTGAGCAGATGACTGAGTTCTACGAAGATGGTATAGCTATTATTGAGTTCTTTATTAAGAATAGAGGTCAGTATTTTGCTAAACGACATTTTGAGCTTGTAGGTGTAGAGATACCTATAAATCAGAAGATGGAATGTAATGAGAATGTTAACTTTATCGGGTACATTGATTTAGTTATAAAAGATACGCGAGATAATTCATACGAGGTTATTGATATAAAAACCTCAACCATGGGCTGGAATAAATACCAGAAGGCTGATAAAGTAAAGACATCGCAATTAGTATTATATAAAGCATACTACGCTAAGCAGTTTGATGTACCTATTACAAATATTAGAGTTAAGTACTTTATAATCAAACGACGGTTTTACGAAGGATTAGATTTTCCCCAAAAGCGAGTTCAACTATTTGAACCTGCAGCAGGGACACCAACTGTGAACCGAGTTGCAGAATCTGTTGAAGCATTTGTTAGACATGGATTCAAAGAAGATGGCTCACATAATATAGATGGTAAGTATATAGCAGTCGCTGGTAAGAATAATAAGCATTGTAAGTATTGTGATTTTAAAGATAACTTGGATTTATGTCCAAAAAAAGAAAGATTAAAGGAGTAGTTATGTCAAAATTAATAGTAGATGCATTGAAAGCAAAGTATGTAGCACAACGATTAGAAGGTGTAGCTAATCTACAAACGTATTTAACAGCTGCCGTAGGTGTTGGTGATCATTCTAATATTGTAGCAGAGTGTGATAAATTAATAGATTGCATCAGTATAGCAGAGGGTAAACTCCAGACAGTTACAACTCTGATTGATCAATCAACTCCAGAAGAGTAGTAATGAGGGTAGGTATAGTAGGTTCACGTCGGTACGAGAATAAGCGTAAGATTCAAGAGATGGTCTTTAAACTAAAACGTAAATTTGGCGATAATTTAACTATTGTATCTGGAGGAGCTCAGCATGGAGCAGATAAGTATGCTAGAAAGTTTGCATTGGAATTAGATTGTACGTATTTAGAATTTAATCCTGCTCATACACAGCGTAATTTATACTCTGCCATGCGCGCTTCATACTATGATAAAGATTATCATCCAAAATACTTCTTTCAGAGAAACACTATGTTAGCAGGATTTGTAGATTACTTAATTGCCTTCGTACCTTATAATACACCATCACCTGGTGCAGAGCATACTCTTAAAGAAGCGAGAAAAAAAGGCAAAAAAGTTATTATTATTTCATAATATTTCTGTATATATGTATATTTATATATACAAGGAGCAATATTATGGATAAAATGAAAACGAAGCTAACCTCCGTTAATGTCAATAAAGACAATCATAAAAAATTTAAAATGCTATGCATACGGGATAATATCACATTTCAGAAATTAGTTAACATAGCAGTTGAATTATATATTAATGATAATGAGTTTAGAGAATTAATTACAAAAAGGTAATACATGCAAGTACCAAAGTTACAAAGTAATAGCAAGAAAAAAATACTATTACTATCAGATGATTTAAGATTACATTCAGGTATAGGTACCATGTCAAAAGAGTTTATTATGGGAACTCTACATAAATATGACTGGGTACAGATTGGTGGAGCTGTAAAGCACCCTGAAGAGAAAAAGCTAATCGATATGTCTCAAGCTGCAACAGAGCAGACCGGTGTTACAGATGCATATTTAAAAATATACGCGACGTCAGGGTATGGAGATCAAAACCTATTACGGCAAGTAATACAGGCAGAAAAACCAGATGCAATTATGCATTTTACAGATCCTAGATTTTGGGGTTGGCTATATAGTATGGAGCATGAACTGCGCCAAACTATGCCGCTATTATATTATAATATCTGGGATGATTTACCGTTCCCACATTGGAATGAAAACTTCTATGAAACATGTGATTTATTAATGGCTATATCCAAGCAGACATATAATATTAACAAGCATGTGTGTCAACGTAAGCCTAGAGTAGAAGGTGTAGATTTAACATATGTACCACATGGTATAAATACAAAATTATTCCACCCAGTAGATGTAAGTAATGGTGATTATATAGCTTTTAAGGATAAGATACTTAACGGTAAAAAGTATGATTTTGTAGCGTTATTTAATAGTCGCAACATTCACCGTAAGCGTCCGAGTGATCTAATGCTAGCATTCAAGAAGTTCTGTGATACACTACCTAGCGATTCAGCTAAAAAGTGTGCATTACTAATGCATACAGATATAACTGATCAAGCTGGAACTGATTTACTTGCAACTAAGCACGCGTTATGTCCAGATTATGATGTTATCTTTAGTAATCAGAAGCTACCACCGCAGCAATTAAATTATTTATATAATATAGCTGATGTGACTTGCAATCCTTCATCTGCAGAAGGATTTGGATTATCTCATATGGAATCATTGATGACTGGGACGCCTACCATAGCAACTGTTGTAGGTGGATTACAAGATCAAATGGGATTCATAGTAGATGGTGAGCCATTTAATGTCAAGCATTTAACAGAAGACGTACCTAGTAATAGTACAGGTGAAATCTCTGAAGAGTTTGGTAAATGGGTATACCCACTATGGCCACAGATGAACCTACAAGGATCACCTATGACTCCATATATCTACGATTCAAGACCTAGTGTTGAAAGCATTAAAGATGGACTTATATGGTGGCATGACATGTCTAAAGAGCAGCGATCAATATGTGGAGATACGGGTCGGACATGGGCTATTGAAAATGGATTCACATCTGAAGGTATGTGTGATGCTATGGTTGCATCGATTGAAGGATGCTTTAATACATGGAAACCTAGAGCAAAATTCACCTTAATTAATACAAATATAGAAAAAATAACCTATCCACATGGAGCTTTAATATAATGAAACCAGTTTTAGCAATTAGTTGCCCTGCATCGAGTAGAAGCGGGTACGGAGATCACTCAAGAGATTTAATTAGAAGTCTAATATCTATGGACAAGTTTGATGTTAAGATTCTCGATCAAGTATGGGGAGGGTGTCCACGGAATGCGTTGAACCCTGATACTGATCAAGATATCATAACTAAATGTATTGGTGGTTTAGAAGCACAACCAGATGTATGGGTACAAGTTACGGTACCAAATGAATTTCAGCCTATAGGTAAGTATAATATAGGTATTACAGCAGGAATGGAAACTGATTTAATATCAGCTCCATGGGTCCAAGGATGTAATAGAATGAATCTTGTTATTGTACCATCAAATCACTCAAAAGAGGTCTTTGAAAAAACGACATTTGATCAACAAGATAAGAATACAGGTCAGAAGACCGGTGAATTGAGAGTTACTACCCCTATTGAAGTACTATTTGAGG